CCATTTGAGGGGCTGACCAGAAAAAACCATCTATCCAATCACCCATTCCTATGAAAAAAGAATTGGGTGTTCCCATTACACATTCGACTTCTTGTTCAATTCTTTCATAGTCTCCGTAAGTTGAACCTACGTGTAAGTCACCCATGAAATTGAGTAGGGGAGGACTTGAAAAAGATATTTCTACGTGTTGAAGTCTGTAGTCAGTTTCTTCAAATGTTTTCTGTCGTTCTCTGAATTGGCTTGACCAATATTGAAAAGGTTTCGGTTCTGGAAAAGGGGTGTCAAAATGTGGTTCTGGATAGGAGCCTGCAAGTACTGCATCTCGTTTAATTTCACCGACTGTCTTAGTAGACCCATCTGGATATACTAATCCAATATCGTCTTGTATTGATTCTGTCAAAACTATTTACCTTCAAACTACTAACAGCTTAGAACCTTGTAAGACCTTTCGCCAGTTCGACGTTATTGGTTTCTTTACCAATCTCATGTAGGTACTTATCTATACCTCTGAAAAACGCTGTCATCATACCTACAATAAGTATCTGTGTAGTAGGGTCGATACCCTCACCAAAAAGATACATAACAATGTTATTCAAAACTGTACCAGTTAAAATATATGATACTACTGCAATCAATATGTACCTTAGTGGCTCTTTTATAGACTCAATCAATGCTTTACTATCCATTCTCTGCACCTCCTTCAGAACCCCCGCTTTTGGGGCAAACGAATAAACTTTTGAACCTTTCCCATGAAGGATATTCACATAACGGTTTCCCTACCTGACCTGCTTCACAAGCCTCTAACTTCTTCCGTATAACTTCTTTCTCTGTGTTGCATACTTTCAACGCTTCTTCACTCTTTTCACGTACATCTGCTAACTCGTTTTCTAAGTCCTCCAGTTTCTGGATGTACCCATTCACTGCATCATCTACTTTCGCTTGGCATAACTCTTCTGCTGACGCTAGAGCTTCGTTTAAGTTCACTATATCCTTTGCTTGTTCTATCGTTTTCTGAAAATAATCATTCCACTGGTTTACAAGCTGTTGCCATGAAATATGTTTATCATATTGTTCATAGCTCTTTAAAGGTGGATTAAACTTCAATTCTATTTCTCCTGCTATATCTTCGTTTGCATCAAAGTCTTTTATACAATCTGATGTCATGTTATTCTCACTTTCCCCTAATGCTGACAGAATTGCGTTTGCCAGTATTTGAGGTGTAGTTGTTTTCCTAAGTGTTTCGTAGTCTTCAGGTTTACGCCATCCGATACCACACTCAATAAGTACACAAGGTGTGTCTGCTGAAAGATACTTCCACATATAATAGTATTTGATATTCCTGACTGCTGACCTTGCTTTCTTCCACGCTATACCAGTTCCTTTGAAAAAGTATTCTCCTATTTCTTGTGATATACGTTGTGATTCTGCTGTTGCATAGTCTGTTGATGGTTCAGGGTAGCCAGTAAACCCACCAGTATCATTATATATATCTGCATCGTAATGAACTGATAAGAATAGATCATAGTCTTCTTGAACTTCCTTTGACCAGTGGTCTGCATCTATTATAGTTACATCTACCTTATCTTTTAGATATTCTTTGACTAGATCAGTACACCAAATATTCCAATTTCTTTCGTCTGGTGCCCCTGTAGCACCGACTGTACGGTTCTTGTGACCTGATTGTAAAAGTAGTTTTTTCATGTTAATCCGAAATAATAAACTCAGTCGTATACCAAGGTACGGATCGTGGGATACCCCACAAATTGTATTCAATTACACCTTCAAACGTATACCCGCCATGCTTCACCTCGTCTGTGTCTGGGATTGAGTAATATACACATACCTCACGGTCTCCTTTTTCCAAAACAATATTCCATGTGGTTTTCGCTATCTCGATATGTTCACCATTTAACCCGTGACGCACCAACTCTCTAGTTGCTGTTGCAGGAATGTGTAAAAGTGAGTTGCGATCCAAACAGACTAAAACATCATCACCACGATGATATTGAGTGTGTTCAACTCGCCAAGGTACATCTGTTGTATAGACAGGGAAAAACATTACTACGATCAGTAACCCAATGATACCTATAAAAAGTACAAACATTATCTTCACTAACCAGTTTGAAGCACGTAGGTTTCTTTCTGCTGTTTTACTAACTTCTGGACAATTCATAATAGTTTCCCTATAACGAGTGCTATCAATGTACTGAACGCACCCATAATCAAAGTACCAAAAATATTTATACGTGTTTTCAACTGTGTTATTTCGGTCTGCATAAGCGGTAAATAAGTTATCATTACCGCATCCATTCTCTCACTGTTCTTACCTGTTACTTTATCCACTTGTTCACGGTCTTTGATTCTATCCTTCTCTAGTTGTTCGACCCTGTACCGTTGGGTGTCTTGTCCGTTTGGCATTATAATTTAACCTAACCTCACAATAGCAAATGATGTATTAGTAGATGTACTTTTAGAAGACCCCGACGTTTGATATACACCTAACTGAAAATAATCCCCACCAACACAACTAACAAACATACTGATAGAAGTTGCAGGGTATTGTGCAGCCCCAACTGGCATTTCTGCCTGTGCTATGACTGTACTGTTTTTCTCAAGCCGACCCACAACACGACCTGATCCTATGACAGCACCAAAAATTGGATTCCCAATCACAAGATACAACCCGTCTGTTGAAACTGTTAACCTGTCTGTGTTTGTTGAGTTGTCGTGATACCCGTCTGTATCAAATGGTTCTGTATCAAAAACAAGATCAGTCCATGTACTCGTAGTAATACTCTGTGCTGCTGCTTTTTTTACTCTGGCTGCACTCCATGTTGTGAAAACAGCCAAGTCTTGTGTATCGGTATATGCTTTAATAGATTGCTGAGTTGCCAGTTTGTCTGCTGAATTACTGCTCATGTCATCTTCATCTGCTATCAAATTAGTGGCTGATAATCCTACACCTGTATCTCCTAACACTAGGTCATCACTTGAATCTAATAACATTAAATTGAGGTTGCTTGAACCTGCATTGTTTTTAGACGCAAACGACTTATCATTGTTGAGTAACATACCCTGTGCTGAATGACTATCATATGCTTGATCGTTCGCTACCATATTATCCATCTTTGCCTCAGTAATAATATCGTTCACTGACCATGTAATTGCTGTGTATGTTGTTGACCCTAAATTTGCTGACATTGTTTATTCCTTATGTTTGGGCTGATTCCCACCAACCAATTACACTTAATACATAGTCACAATCATCATTTGTGCCTCCACCTGAAGCACTTTGTATATATTGTATTTTCTGTGATACTACTCCCGTAATCATTGTACCTTTATATGTTTCCCCTTGTGATGCAGTAGTCACCATAGCAGGATAAGAGGTCGATACATTATATGGTCTTACCGCTAGTGACCTTACATTACCATTATTTTGTTTGATTGATCCATATAATAGAACAGCTTTGCATGTTGAAGGTACTACTGCCGACAAATTAACATCTGTCCATGTACCTATTGAAGCACCACCGTTTCTGTTCAATACACTATTGCCTGCAAAGTTTGGTATAAAGTTCAAGAGTTCTTGATCTGCATCGCCAAAGTTTGTACTTAAATGTGTACCATCTATCCAGTTTGTTGCACCTGTGACCTCGCTTACTATCTCATCATCTACATACTTCTTAATTGATTGTTGGGTTGCTAGTTTATCTGCTGAGTTACTAGACATGTCATCTTCATCTGCTATCAGGTTGGTTGCACTCAGCCCTATACCTGTATCTCCCAATACTAGATCATCACTACCGTCTAACTTCGCTAAATTCAAATAATCTGTATCAGCTACATTACGACCTGCAAACGACTTGTTATTATCCAATGCCATACCTTGTGATGCATGACTGTCATACGCTTGGTCATTCGCTACCATGTTATCTAGTTTTGCTTCAGTAATAGTGTCACCTGTTGTCCATGTGACTGATGTATAAGTTGTTGCCCCTAAACTTGCTGACATAAAAGTACCTCCGTTATTTGTATTTCTTGACTATAAACTTTGAAGTCCGTTTCCCGAACGCTCTTCCTTTGCTATTTTCTGTTTCAATAGCTAAAGCCTGTTGTGGGGGTAAAGTGGTATTTGCCCTGAAGTCTCTTGTATCTTGACCGCACGCACATTCTATCCCTATGTGTTGGTCAATAGGTGATATGTTAACTGCCATCGCACCAGACCAGTAATCAGCGTCATGACTACATAAATAGTGCAAGTCACACCAATCTGTCAGACTGGTATCTGTAGCATAAACATACGCTACTAAACTCTTACATTCTTTACATGTAAGACTGTACCGTGCCATCTTTGGCTCTGTAGCTCTCGGACACGTTAAGTACGGTCTGTGTTCTCTTTTTTTTATCTTTGCAAGAATCGGCTGACATTGACAATCTGATCTGTCAATTGGATAAGGCGATTCATAGTAAACCCTCTTATTCTTGTTGTTATGATACTGTGTATTTGCTTCTTTTGAAACATGCACGTACCTTCTAGGTTTTGCCATAAAAAAAAGACACAATGTTCGTTGCGTCTTGAACACAATATAACATACTCACTAAGTACCGACAACCTCATCACCTTCTATCACCGATATACCTATTCTAGCGAATGGGTATTCTAATGGTGTCGGTTTGCGTAAAGTTAACGTCTGTATGAACCCGCCTGCATCTACTACACCTCTTATTCGTACAACATAATAGTCATGTGCTTCTCCTGTGTTTGGATCATAGACCTCAACCCTGTCTCGTAATTGTAAATGAGGTATACCTTGTACCGTTATTCTGACACGTTGGTTTGGTGTAGCATATGAGTTGACCATTTGATCTGCTAGATCAGAAGCAAACTTCCTATCTTGAATGAAGTCGTTTGTGATTGTATACGGTTCATAGTCATATTTATTACGTGAATCTGTATCTGTGACTGTCTCAAGTAACTCACCTACTACCGTTGCAGGAGTACCTCGTAATTGTAAGAAGTTCAAATACGCAAGATTGGCATTGTTGTTGGTAATAACCATCTTTGAAGCTGTCGCAAACTTACTGATAACAATTGATATGTCTGCGGTTATATTACCACCACCTCCACCAGTTGCAGTAAATGCTGTGTAGTCTGTAGTAGCTGATGGTGTCGTTATCGAAGTCACAGGGTCTTCTAATTGAGTCCATACTGTAATTGATTCACTTGCAGGTATCTGTTCTTCAAGAGCATCTGTCCATATAACTTGCAATGCTTGTTCTTCTCTGGGTTTAGCTTTAACTGTACATTCATTGATGATCTTAGCAGTACGGTCATATTCCCATGCTAGTATATCTGATGCATGTATTGTCCAAATAGATTCACGGTCATCACTGTCTCGGTTCCTATTCTCGAACCTCAAAATACCGTTTTCATCTTGGTAGAAAAATGCACCTTCTGCTTCACATACTTTCTTGATACGTTCACCTGCTGTCTGGGTTTTATCGAACCATGCATACCCAATCGTATTCAACCCTGTACCTAAGTTGTACTGAGATGACCCAAACCCAACCGTTACAAGAATATCCTGAATAATGACATCGCTTCTTGTATCAGTGTATAGTTCAGAATCAAGTGTGTAGTCATTCAAATACTTCGCAAAGTCTACACAACTGATCCGTACTGTTCTATCACCTTTCACTTCTTGAGGTGTTCTAGTTAACCCTTCAAATATCTGTAGTGTCTTGTCTTGGCTTTGTACGTGCAGTCCTATATGTGCTTTGATAGGTTTCTTGGGTTCAATGGCTGTACCAATAGTAGCGTTTTGGTTAGGGCTGAACCTATCGTTAGTATTATCCAATACAACATCAAGCATTGCTAGAGCCATACCTCCTAACGGTTCAACTATCTGTCTATCGTATTCAATTCTGATCGTGTTTGTGGTTTCATCGAAGTATGAGTATGCGTCTGGCGTTGTGATAGCTGATCCTTGTCCTTTTACAATATCAGTTCCACCTACTACAGAAGTACCTACAATAGCAAACCCTGCATCTGGGTCTTCAACCCTTGTCCATGCTACTTTCAATGCATACCGAATAGTACGCATGAATGCTGTCGTTGCGTTGTCAAACGCTGTCCATATAGATTCAGAACTTATCCCACTACCTTGCATATTAAGATACTTCCATCAATGTGATTGTCAGGTCTTCACGATACTCATCGCCACCAGTATTATACTGTCGTGAGCTGACGTTCATGTGACATTCCGTTGATGCAATAGTTAAATTACTTTCTGTAACACTAAAGTCTAAAGTTGTTTCAAGATTCCACTTGGCTATTATTGCATTGACTTCTGCTTGTGTCAGTTTTGTGAATGACAACACATACCTTTCTTTTCTCAACATTAAGTCCTTTTTAGTTGTACCATCAAGCATCTGATTACTCTGACCTACCTCAATCTGTACACGATCAAAACTATGCGGTCTTGGTAATGTATATCCATCAATTATATATGCCATATTTAACCCCCAAACGCTTCAGCAACTGTCTGATTCCGTGCTGTAGAATAATCAACTAACGCTTCATACAATGATTCTGCAATCGTTCGCTTCTCTAATGCAGAACCACCATACATCCCAACGTTCACTGTTAGGTTTACACCACCACCACCACTACCCATTGCACCTAGTCGGTCTGCAGGTACTATTGTGCCTGCTGTTGGAGGTACAAATAACTCTGCACCTCGTTCACCTACTAAGACTGCACCGTCTGACGGTTGTACAAACCCACCAACTGCTCTTTCTTTCATGCTGAAACTCATACCCTCGTCAAACTTCTCTTTCAGAGTACCTAGTTTCTTAATTAAGCCATCAATAGCCTTGATAATATTAACAATGGTACTTACTGCTTTAAACAATAAACTGTTCCACATACGTTCCCATACACGTTTCACTTTTTCTGTTGCATCCTTAAATAGCCGAACCAACCCATACTCTAGCATCCCTTTTATTAACTCAACCAGTGACTCCAACGAATAACCTGCTATCAATATCATCAATTGGAAATGTTTTGTCCATTCAGCACGATGTTTCTTGCCGTTTTCTTTTGTTGTCTTTAAGTAGTTAACCCAAAACTGTGCCGCACCAGCATTCATTTTTTCATACATACTAATCAAAGTTAATACCATCTGTAATGACCACACACCAAAGTCAGCCCACATCTCTTCGGTCTTTTTTTTCAGTTCTCCCGTCATATAACCAAAATACCAAGCCCAATCCTCTGCTGACATATCTAGTACCCCTCTAATTCGTGCCTTGAAGTCTTCGATACTTGCAATTATTGCATCATATGTCGCTTGTATTGACGCTACCCATCCTTCAATGGTTGCTTTCATACGGTTAAACCCATCTATTACAACTTGTACAAACTCAATTACTTTAGTTACAGCAGTTGCCATCGCCAAATACCATAACGCTATCGCTGCAACCACTAATACCAATGCCCCGACAATGACTGCTATTGCAATTCCTATGCCTTTTGCTATTTCTTCCCACCCTATACCCATACCTGCTAACCTTTCAACGATGTCATCGAACATCTTTCTCATTACTTCAAATATAGGCATCAGATTATTTTTGATAACATCCCAAACTTCCAATGCACTATCTCGCATAATAGTAAAGAAGGCTTGTATGTCTTTTTCGTGTGCCTGTAACCATGACAAACCACCTTGTATAAGGTCTCGTAATGCTACCACTACTTTCTGAATTGCAGGTTCAAGATATAAACCTAATTCATCCTTCAAAGCCGCTGTTGCATCTTTAATTGATGAAATAGACTTACCTGCTGTGTCATATGTCTTTTTGTAAACACCCTTAACAGTTTCTTCATGTTGTTTGTATAAAAAGTTTAATAACGCCAACCGCTTTTCTTGAGAAGACATTTTCACAACCGTTTTGCCTATACTTTTCGCATAGTCTTTGTATACATTGTTGAGATTGAATGTGAGTCTGTATTTGTCTAAGAGTTCAGGTCTGAGTGTACCCAACGCTTTTGTGAAGTCTTTCACTCCTTGCATTGATGAAACACCAATCGAAGCCGCAAAGTCTTTTGACATTAGAATGAATTTCTCCATATCAACAGACCCCGACAACCCCGATTGCAGGAAAGTCAGAAGGGTTTCAGTAGCTTGAGCCCCGAACAGGTTCGCATTTGCCAACTCGGTATTCATATCATGAATAGCATCCTCTGTAACACCCATCGTACTCGCTACCGATGACAATGTTGTTTTCAGTCTGGCGTATTTAATACCCGCCTCTGCTACTGATAACAGTTGCTTCCCTGCGGCTAAACCAACAGTTTTCATCGCTTCAAGAGCTAAGTTAGCTTTTATAATTGATCCAGTAATAGAAGGCATCTTCTTTGATACTTGATCCTCTAATCTGATTGTTACTTTGACATCAGTGTTTGCCATGCTTTGCTCTCTTTGCTTGTCTTTCGAGTTTCTTGTTCTTCTTGTTCTCTAGCTCATTGATAACAGACATGATTGTACTGTTAGCATGGTAGTCATCTATCGGTTCTTCTAAGAACTCGTCATAAGATAACCCGAAAGTCTTGCGATAATAATAGACTTTGACAGCATTCAAAGACCATTTATGCTCTGCTGTGAGCATATCGGTGTCAGCCCGATTAGTTCTCCCTTGCAATACATCATGTAATGCAATTATTCTGTCTCGGCTGACCCCACCAATAAAAAACTTACTACTTTATTAACTACCTCCATTGGGAACTCATCTAGATCGTCTGCTGTGACATCTACAACTTTCCCCTTAGCGTTGGCTTTACCACCTGCAAAGTTTTCTTTCAATATTTGCAGGGTTTTCTCTAGGTTTTTCGCTGACCGTGATGTCTCATCACCCTCTTCTGCTGTAAGGGCTGATAATGCATCATTTAACTCTCGAAGTGAAGGGCTGTTGAACTCTAGGTAACAACCCTTCCAGTTATCTCCGAGATAATCAAGGTCGAAACGTTTTTTTATATCAAACTTGCTCATACTAATAACTTGTCACACCATTCACTAATTGGCATGAATGAACTATATCTTGACTATTTTCTACATCTCTTGATGCTTTGAATGTTACCGTCTGTGAAACTATTTCATCGAGAGCATAATTTGGTTCCCAATCGAAAAAGTCCACTCTAGGTAACTGTATCGTTAAGCTTGGCTTCGTTGTACCTGCACCGATTGACTCATCTGAATTTGTCCATGCTATTTCAACCGCTTTGTGGTCTCCATCTTTCATGTAATTCTTGTAAGTTTCATCTTCGTAGTTCAACTCAATTGTACCTTCAACTCCTAATACTGTATTCAACACATCTTCTGGTTCTACTGTACCCAAATTATCATCAAGAGTTACCCCCTTGCTGAACGTCATGGATAGGTTCTTCAATGATATTGCACTTGCACCTGCTAACGCACCAATAGTGTCTGCTATCTTCATAGATAACATTTTCTTGGTGAATTTTGGTTCATCTGCAACTGCAGGTATTGTACGTGTCGATGTTCCACCTTGCTTACTCATGTATGATGCATTGAATTTCAATACAGCATCTAATTCTGCAACTAATTCTAATGTATCAAGCATAACGAGTTTGTATTCTTCTGTTGAATTTGAGTCTTCAACTACAAATGCAAGAGATTGACTCTGTACCGTATTACTCACAGTAAAACTGTGGGTATACGAAGAATCAACAACTCCACCTGTTGAAACAGTTCCTAATAAGCTGTATAAAAACAACCCGAAACTATTTGCTCTAACCTCTGCTTCCATATCACCACCGCCGAACTTGGTTGTTACAAACGCTTCTTCTGAATCCGCTAGTACTCCCATGCCTGCATCTGACCGTGCCTTGATAACTTGGTCATCAAAACTAAGGTCTGTGTATGGTAAAGCATATGAGGGTGTAGCACCTGAACCTCTTACGGCTTCTTTTGCTACTCCCAATTTTACTAATCTACCGCTAAACTTTGACATTTATAATTCACCCCCTTAACTAAGAAATATCTATACTTACTCTAACACGCACCTCTATCTCTGCAGTGAGTAGGTTTTCTTCTTCTACCTCACCCCATTCTGAAGGATGTGCAAACACACTAATATACGTGTATGAGCTTGGTAAATTGATCCCTATTGTTCTTGTATCAGACCCTTTCAAGTCTTCTTGATCGAACGTGTCTAATACAGTGTCAACTAGGTCTTCCAGTGCATTCAACGCTGATTCTACGCCTCCGCTTTTTGTTTCATAAAACACCCGTACAGTGAATCCGTATATCCGTATATTTTCTTTTGTTGTCTCATAATCCGCTTCACTGTTATTCGGTACAACATACGCACTAGGATAACCATTGAACTTGAGTGTCGGATAACCTTTCACTTCCTGTAACTCAGTTAATGTATCTAATAACGTTTTTATTTGTCCTCGTAATGTATTAAAACTCATAATTTCTTGAACGCTTTGGCGTACTCCTTATCTATACGACTAGCAATCTTTTCACCTGTTTTCTTTCTGAGCATTAAGTCTTTGCCCTCAGTCATAAACGGTCTACCTTTCATTTTGTATGTACCCCAATGTACATATCCTGCATAGAACACGTTTGTTCCTACCTCAGCACGTATACCTTTTGCACCTAATGGCATTGATACCGCTATGCTAGAACGTAGCCTACCAGTATCAACTGGTGTCAGCTGTTTGGCATACCGTTCAGTCATAAACGCCATCTCTTGAATAAACTTTCGTACTTGTTCTATTCCGTTCTTTGTACCATTAAGTAACGCCTTCTCTAGTGCTGACAATGTTGGGTTATATGTTACTTGTGGCATTAGTCATTGTATTCAACTAAGATAACTTCCTTATACCGATTGATACCAAATTGGTAGTCTTTCGGTGTGTACTCTATCACCTTATAAATGTTACCGTCTTTGTCTTCAACCTGATCTCCTATGCTTATTTCAAACCCTTCTGCATCAAAATACGCTACCCATACTCTATCTTGATTCGTATCAATCAATGACCTCGATTCTCTATCAAGGGCTTGGATATGCACATCAACTGTTGCTGTTGCTTGGAATGCTTTACGATGACCAGACACCGTTCTGTATCGTCTGATTGTTACCGTATCTACAAAGAACCTTCGTACGCTCATGTTCTCATACCTTTGACACTTACTCTGGCATACTTATCTAGAATCTCTTGCATCTCAGGAGATTCAAACACACTTGATGTGTATGATACCGAGTAATCGCCTATACTCTCCTGTTTAACGTTAGGGTCTCCTTTCCTTCTGTTCCATGCACTTGCACATATTCGCCACATTGCCATCTCTACATCTCCCGCTTCGGTATCTGTTAAAAATGTACTTGAATTATCAAACGTGAACCCTGCTGTATAAGTGACTCTGTATTTTCGGGGTGCTGATGTGAATTTTGAACCTTTTACATATTCAAGTAACCCTGACTCATAATGGACAAAATAGTTGTCACTATCAATGCTACTCCAATCATCTTCGTTCCCTGCTGAAGCTCGTCTACCTAAACTGACAGCCTCACTTGAATCAACAGGGTACTGGTTCAGTTGCAAGAACTCAGACCCCATACCATCATATACTTCTTGGGTGTAAGTAGTCTTCTGGAACCGTCTTTGACAGTAGTTTTCTATGTACTCGGTAGCACTATCAATGATTCTCTCAATAAGAGTCTCTTGTACTGCGGTAAGACCCGATAACCCTAGATACTCTTTCAACCGTGTAGGTGTTGTTAGTGCATAGCTTTTGACTGCCATTATTTCGTTCTGTAACTCTTCTTGCTATCTGAAGCCAACATCTTGTCCTCAGATTGCTTAACTTCTTTTACTGGTCTTGGTTTGTATATCTTCGCTAACCCTCGATCAATTAGACCGTGAGCTTCGTTCTTGGTAGCAACAATCATGTCTCCTACCTTGATAACAGCACCATGAAAACTGAACTTTTTAATTGCTTTTAACTTTATCATTTGAACCTCCTTCTGGTAGAAAGGCAACTCCGACCAAAGCAGTTACCTCTCTGCCAGAAGGGTAGTTACCTACCCCTCTTTGTCAATGTTAAGCATTGATTAGTTTAGCAAACGGTGTGGTTAACACTGTTTTACCATCAACTCTAATTTTTGCTTTAATTTCCATTGCGTCTCTTCTCCATGAATCTCCACCTTCCATCGTTGTTCGTACAATAAGTTGTCTACGATCTCCGATGATGTAGTAACTGAAGTCTCCGTACACAAGTTGGTT